GGTTCGGGCACCGCGGCCAAATCGCCTAAGTCCGTCGTAATCATTGGTACTGACTTCTGAAGCAGATCCGGAAATCGCAGACGAAGACCGATTCCCGCCGCTGGACCGACGCCGCAATTGATTTGCGGCACGAGCGAGCCCGGGAATCCAGGGCGCGGGCTGATCTTCTTGAATTGGAGCGGCTTCGATTGACCGGCGAGACGACAACCATCGCCGCGGTGAAGGCGCGGCTGTCGGGTGTTCTTGCCGGGCTGCGCCAGCAACTCCTCGAGGTGCCCACGGCCTGTTCGTATCAGGCCAATCCCAGTGACCCCGTGCTGGCCGCAGAGGTCTTCCGGGAAACCATCACGCGCATCCTGGACCGGGTCTGCCAGGAGCTTGAGAAAGAGGTCCTCGATGAACGTCGTCCTCGAACGACTGCAAACCGTCGCCGTGCGCCGGAACCAACGCGCCGACGTCAACGGGTGGATCGCCAGCCTGCTCCGGCCGCCGCCGCGGGAAACGGTGTCGCAGTGGGCTGAGAGGGTGGTGGTCATCCCGGGCCCGCAAACGCCGAGCCCAGGCAGGTTCTCGCTGCGGACCCGCGAGTTTGCTCGCGAATGGCTCGACACCTTCAACGTGCCCGGAGTAACCGACTGCGCCGCGGTGACGGGCAGCCAGGTCAGCAAGACGACGACCCTGAGTGTCGGCCTCCTGTGGTCGGTGGCGAATGCGCCGTGCTCGTGTCTGGTCGTCATGCCCAATAGCGACCTGGCGCGGAACTATTCGGAGACCAGACTCCAACCAATCATCGAGGCGACGGCCGATTTAGCGCGGCTTGTTCCTCGTGGAACTGACCGGCACGCTTACAAGGTCGCCCAGATGCAGCTCGGCGGTGCGGTGATCTCCCTGGTCGGTTCGAACAGTCCGAGCAACCTTGCCTCCCGGCCGGTCCGGCTTCTTCTCTGTGATGAGACGGACAAGTTCGCCCCAGCGAGTGAGCGTGAATCCGATGCAATCTCCCTGGCCGAACAGCGAACGAAGGCTTTTGCAAATCCGCAACGGTGGAGAACGTCGACACCGACTTTGCCGGATGGCCCGATATGGCAGGGATTCCTGGCCGGCGACCAGCGGCGCTATGAGGTGCCGTGCGTCCATTGCGACAAGTTCCTCCTCCTGGCGTGGAGCAAGGATCACACGCTTTTCCGGCTGACCGGGCGGGAGGCTTTTGTCCGGTGGGACTCGGAAGCATCTCGCCAGGATGGCTCGTGGGACATGGCCCGGGTGGTGCGTTCTGCTCGAGCCGAGTGCCCGTATTGCGGCGGGCACATTCTGGACGGGCACAAGACCCGGATGGTGCGGGATGGGCGCTGGGTTCCGACGGTGCCGGGCATCGCCTCTCATCGGAGTTGGCATTTGCCGAGCCTGTACGCCAGTTCACCGGAAACGACCTTTGGCCGGCTCGCTATGAAGTTTTTGACGGCGAAGGCCTCCCTGGTCGGGCTTCAAGGTTTCATCACGGGCGAACTCGCGGAGCCCTGGGAGGATCAGACGGTTGCCATCCGGTCCCGGCGGGCTGATGCGGTGTGGCTCGGGTCCGATCCCGTCCCGGGCGGGATTCGGTTGATGACCGTGGACGTGCAGGCCTTGTCGCCGATGTTCTGGGTCGTGATTCGGGAATGGGGCGAATCCGGCGAGTCGCATCTTGTCTTTGCCGGGCATTGCGACCAGTGGGAGGACCTGGCCCGGATTCAACTGGCGCACCAGGTGGAGAACCACCGGGTCCTCGTTGACTCAGGCTTCAATGGCCAGGAGGTCTATGCGCGGTGCATGGGGCACGCCAAGGTTTTGCCGCGGGCCAATGGCAACCCGCTCTTTGTGGGGTGGACGCCAGCAAAGTCCCGGGAAGGGCGGCTAGTGTGGATCGACAAGAATGGTCGGAAGCCGGCGCCGTATTTCTTCGGGCGAGCCGCTCTGCCGCCCCAGATGCGCGTTGAATTGCCCCTGGTGGAGTGGGACGCCGAATCAGTGCGCGACCTCTTGGCGAGGCTGCGGGATGGCAAGGAAGGGGCGCCTGTGTGGGCCTTGGTTCCGTTCCCGGCCGGCGTGGATGTCCCCGGCGCGCGCCGGGTGGATGAGGACGCGTATTATCTGCAACTCGATTCCTGGGGCCGGAAGGCTTTTGCCGATGCGCGCCGTGGCAAGGTCGTGATGAAGTGGGCCAGCCGGACGCAGAAAGCAGCCGACCATCTTTTGGACTGCGAGCTCTTGCAGGTCGTGGCGGCGATGATCCACCGGCGCCTTAAAATCTCGACTTTGCAGGCTGAAAATGCAGGTTCTGTGGCAGCGTCATGAATGTTTGGACCTTGGTTCGCCACATGCTCCCGACGGTTCGCCGCTGTGCATCCGGGTGTTGAAACCCCATGCTGCCCTTCGTCCTCTTTTCGATGGTCGTCGCTTTTGTGGCCCTGACTGTCGCGGTGATGAAGGTGGGCAAGCCCCTCCGTGATCTTAAAAAAATCGGCATCTTTTTTCAGTGTCCCTGGTGTTTCGGCTTCTGGGTGGCGCTCCTTGTCATCGTGGTTTTCCATCCAACGGCGAACCTGTCTTCGACGAACGGCGTGAGCCGGTTCATTCTCGACTGGATTCTCCTGGCCTGGATGGCCGGCGTTCAAAGCTTCCTTGTTAAAGCGGTCATTCACGCCAGCAAGGCATGAACCTGACGCGAAAGGAAATTGCGAGGCGCACCGGGCTCTCTGCCCGTTCCATTCAGCGCAACGAGGGAAAGCTTGGGCTTCGGGATTTGCGCGTGCGCGTCAATCAAAGGCTTGTTGTTTACCCGGAGCGGGCAACCTTGCGCATGCTCCGGGCCCGCGGTTTCGAGGCCTAACTGGCGTCAACTGGTACGAACTGGCTTCTTTTGGTGCGGTCCGTTTCCGGCCCTTCTGTGCGCAGGCTCGTGGCCGGTGGCAACGAATCTCTCACCCGGGATCATAGAAGGCATTCTGGATGGATTGTTTGATGCAGCGCAGGCGGCCGGAGTGCCTTTCTGCGATTATCTGAAGGCGGCGCGGAAGGAGGCGGTATCAGGTGCAACCACTGGGGCGGGGCGAAGAATCGTTTCCGTTTCCAACGCCGGCCAGAGCGTCAGCTATGGGGATGGGGACAATGATACGATTCCTCAAGATCAAGCCATTGAGGTATTGGCTCAGGCCGCCAGCCTTTGCCCCCAGTGCCTAGGTACGGACGAGGAAAAGCTCGAGTGCCTGAAAGTGATTATCACGGCGCCGGCGCCCCGCTACCTCGTTCATCATTCCTCGGGCCTTCGGGGTTGCGGTTGCTAAAGCGGCTATGAACCCCGGAATTCTCACGCGGGTTGGGAACGGAGTTAGGGCTGCATGGAATGGAATCAAGGCCGCGGTTGGTTCAGTTTCCAAAGCGATCTTTGGTCATTACGAGGGGGCAAGGAATCAGCCTTACCGGTCATACGTTTCAGCACCGCTTCAATCGGCCCGGCTCGATTTATCGCCGCCAGCGCGTCGGGAATTGCAGAAGAAAAGCCGGTACTGGGAACGGAACAATGCCCTGGTTCAACGGCTGGTTGATCTTTTCGAGCAATACACCGTCGGGATTGGCATCGGCTTTTATCCGGCAAGCGATGATGTCGAATGGAACCAGCGGGCCCGGGCCCACTGGGTTGACTGGGAACCCGTCGGAGACTTCGTCTCCCTCCGTGGATTCAACAGTCTCCAGCAACTCGCGGCGCGGCGGGTCCTCGTTGATGGCGAAGCCCTCTTCCTGCTGACACAGGACGATGAGGGAAATCCCAAAGTGCAGATGCTTGAGTCGGATCAGTGCGAGACGCCTCCTGATCGTCAGGCTGAAGAAGGCATTTCAATCATTGACGGCGTGGCGATTGATTCCAAGGGCCGCCCGACGGGGTACTGGATTGGCGAAGACGTGCCCGGCGCTCTGGGGCAGAAGACGTGGCGCCTGATCCCCAAGGAATTCATTGTCCACATTTTCGAGCCTTCGCGGCCCGGTCTATATCGAGGCGAACCCATGTTGCATGCGGTTCTCAATGACATCCACGACCTTGACGACTTGCAGCTAACGGAAAGCAAGGCGGCGAGAGATGGCTCGCAGATCACCAATGTCATTAAAAACAAGAGCGGCACGGCTGATGTTGGGGAAGCTCTCTATACGGGTGGGCTCACGCCTGAAGGTGCAATGACCCAAGCACAGAAGCGGACTTACTACGAGAGCACGGTAGGGGGCAGGACATTCTTCCTGCAGCACGAGGATGAGATCGAGCAATTGAAGGTTGAGCGGCCGTCGGGGGCTACTCGCGATTACTGGCAACTTCTGGAGGAGAAGATTTGCGCCGGCGTCGGTATCCCTCGGCAAATGGTTTATTCCGGGTCCTTGCAAGGCACAGTGCAACGGAGCGTTCTTGATATTGCCGCGGCCTGGTTCCGCATTCGCTCGGCGGTGTTTGTTCGCGGGTTCGCCCAAATTTATTACTACGTCTTGGAGCATGGCATAAAGACTGACCGGGGCCTGGCTGATCCTCCTGCCACCTGGCGCCGGTTCGTCCAGCGTCCACCCCGGGCGCCCAATGTTGACGTTGGGCGCAATTCATACGCGATGCTTCGCGAACTTGCGGCAGGGGCAACCAACTACCGGCGCATCTTCGCCGAGATGGGGCTCGATTACGTTGAGGAACTGAAACAGCGGGCGGATGAGGTTGTGCTCTTGGATTCGATTGCCGCCGCTCGCGGCATCACGCCTGACCGGATTGCTGCCCAGGATTTTCCCTCCGCGGATGCCCCCATGAATCCAGAGGACGAAATGACAACCCAACCCGACGCCTGATGAATACGCCCTCTTCTCCCTGGTACGAAGTTCGCGCTCAAGCCGAGGAATCGGCGCCCGTGGAAATCTACATCTATGACGCCATCTATGATTCTGGGTGTGAGTTTTACGGAGGGGTCTGTCCTCCGGCTTTCGTTGAGGCGACTGCTGCCTACCGGGCCCGGGACGTCACGCTCCGCATCAATTCCCCTGGCGGCAGCGCCTTTGCCGGTGTCGCGATTGCGAACTACCTCCGAACCTTCCCGAAGCTTTCGGCTGTCGTTGACGGGCTCGCCGCCAGCGCCGCCTCCATTGTCTTCATGGCGGCGCCCAAGGAGCGACGGTCTTTAGCCGCTGGCGCCTTCCTGATGATTCACGAGCCGGCCGGGATTTCGATTGGCCCGGCAGCCGTCCACGAAAAGAACGCCGCCGATCTTCGGAAAATCGGTGAGGAGATTGCCGCGGTCTACGCCAGGGACACGGGGCAAACGGTTGAACAGGCAAAGGCCTGGATGGCTGATGAAACCTGGTTCAACGGCGAGGACGCGAAGGGAGCGGGCTTCGTGTCGAGTGTGTCAGAAATCCCGGCAGTTCAAATGAGTTTTGACTTAACCAATTTCCGGCATCCGCCGGCAGACCTGAGAAATACAATGAACCCACAAAGCATTACGGCTTGCGGATGCCAAAATCCCGCGGCCCGAAGTAACCCCAACCCGCCGACAGAGGACATCGCCGCAGTTCGCGCAGAGCGCGATGCCCTCAAGGCGGAAAATGATCGACTCAAAAACGCCGACAGGGCCTCACGGAAAGCGCGCGCCCTGGCTGCCGTCGACGCAGCCATTGGGACAGGCGCCCTTCCATCGGCGTTGCGCGAAGCGATGATTTCCCGCTACGAGGATGATGAGGAAGCCACCGTTGCCGTCCTGGCGCAGTTGCGTCCGCCCGGCCCTGGCGTTGCACCGATTCGGGCCCGCAATACGACCGTGGTTGCATCCGTCCAGGACCTGGTCGTGTCCGAACCTGATCCCCGAAAGCGAATCGCGATGGCTCATCAGAATTGGTCGCGCTTCATCGCTCCTGCTGCGGCTTGAAGGGAACTCCCCATGAGTCGCACGCGACAATCAACACCCATCCCTCCTCCTCCAACATCTACTGTTATGGCCAATACTTTCAACGCCGAGACGCTCTGCAGTTTCTGCTGCGACGTTGCATTGACCGAAACCTGCCAGAATCTCGGGCCGCTAACGCATTTTGCGAATGACTGTTCCGGCGATCCTGCCGAACCATTGCGACCCATCATCGTTCCGGTCGTGACGGCCGGCGCCAGCGTTCAGGTCAACCCGAGCAATTATGCGAATGGCGCCGCATCCTCTGCCCGCGGCATCACCATCACACCGGAAATCCTGTCGATTCCCTACGAAATCACGCACAAGGAATTGAACCAGGGTTACCGGATTGAATCACTGGTCCGTGCACATGCCCAAAAGTTGGGTGCTGCAATCTGGGGAAAAGTCCTTCCGCTCATCGTCAATGATGCGACGACCCCGGCTGTCCCGCCCAACAAGTTCCCGAGCGGAAACAAAGTCGTGAAGGCACTGGCGAGCTTTACGCCAGCGGACATCGGCACGCTGTATGGCAAACTGGCTTGCAGCCCGAAACATCTGATCCTTTCGCCGGAAGCGATGAGCAAACTCCTGTACGTGGCCGGGGGTTGCTGCTTCCCGATGAGTGGAAGCAATGGCGGTGCTGCGGCTTTCGGGTTCTCATCCATTTCCGAGCATAACGTCTGGACGGGAGGTGAACCCAACCTCTATGGATTTGCGTATTGCCCGGGGGCCATCGTCATTGCAAGTGGCATTCCGGTCACACCGCCTGTTTGCGGAACCTTGATGGATCAGCGGACATTCACGCTTCCGGGCATCGGCCTCACGGTGCAAATGACGACCTGGTGCGATGTCAATGGTCGCAAACTGCTGCAATCCTTGGACATTGTTTTTGGGGCGGCTTTCGGGATTGCCTGTCAGGGTGTCACTCTCGTTTCAGCCTGACTAAAGCGTTTCTGCCTGAACGGCCGCCGCCAAGGTGACATTCCAAAGGTTGCCGGGGCGGCGGTTCTTTTTAAGAACGGATCATTATGGCAAGCTTGCTTTACAACTCAGCCCTGAACGACCAGGCGCGGGGTTTGATCGACTTTGACACGGACAGCTTCAAAATGTTGCTCGTTACCTCGGCGTACGTCGTCAACAAGGACACTCACACCAAACGAAGCGACGTGACATCCGAGGTAACGGGCACGGGTTACACGGCAGGCGGGGCCGCCACCGCCTGCACGGTGGCGCTCAACACGGCGACGGATCAACTCACCCTGACTTTTGCACAGACGAGTTGGCCTGCGTCCACGATCACGGCCAGGGCCGGCGTGATTTACAAGGCTCGTGGCGGTGCTGCGACGGCTGACGAGCTTATCGGCTACGCCGATTTTGGCGCGGACGTTTCGAGCACGGCCGGAACTTTCACCGTCAATAGCGGGACTTTCACGCTGCAAAACTGATGGCTACGAATTTCCCGGGCGGGCTCGACGCGTTAACCAATCCGACCAGTTCGGATAATCTGGATTCGGCGGCGGTCCTGCACGACGTCCAGCACGCCAACGCGAACGACGCGATCGAGGCGATCCAGGCGAAGGTCGGGATCGATTCGTCGGCCGTCACGACGAGTCTCGATTACAAGCTGGCTCATTTGCCTGTAGAGTTCGGTTTTGCCTGTTCCGACGAGACCTCCGCTCTGACGGTCGGCACGAGTAAGCTCGTGTTCCGTATGCCCCATGCGATGACGCTTACAGGCGTGCGCGCTTCGGTCACCACGGCACCTGTCGGATCCACCCTTGTTGTCGACATCAATGAGGCCGGGACCTCGGTCCTCTCAACGAAGCTCTCGATCGATGCCTCGGAGAAAACATCCACGACGGCCGCCTCGGCCGCGGTCATTTCGGATACGGCACTGGCTGATGACGCCGAGATCACCATCGACATTGACCAGGTCGGATCATCCACGGCCGGGGCCGGGCTCAAGGTCTACATCATTGGCCGCCGATGACCGGTGTCATCAATCCCTACCGGTATGCGCCGCCGCAGCCTTTTGGCGGGCTCGTTTCCACGACGGGCCTTGTTGCTTATTGGAAGTTCAATGAGTCGTCGGCGGGCTCGAGCGCCGTGACCCGTTCTGATTCACACGGGGCCAATCACCTCACCGACAACAGCCCATTCGCTGCCTCTGGCACCGGCAAAATCGCCAACTGTCTCACGCTGGTCCGGGCGAACAGCGAATATCTGAGCATCACCGACAATCCTGCGTTGAGCGTCGGGTCCAACGTCGATCTAACAATTACCTGCTGGGCAAAGCTCGCATCCAAGCCCGGTGGCGGTTCGATGTTCATTCTCGGGAAAGACGGGAATACCACGGGGACCCGCGAGTACGATCTGTCTTATGATACGGCAACGGACAGGTTCCGCTTTCACACCGGCCGGGCCAGTGTGACGACCCTTGACACCGTCACGTCGGCCAACCTTGGCGCAGTCTCCACGGGCGTCTGGTACTTCATCGCAGCCACGATGGATACTACGGGGAATGTGATTGCGATTCAGGTGAACAACGGGACTGCCGATACGCTCGCCAAAACGATTGATCCACCGAACACAGGCCAGCCTTTCGAGATTGGCCGTTTTACTGGTGGCCTCAACTACTGGGACGGCGACATTGACGAGATGGGAGTTTGGAAGCGTGTCCTCAACTCCACTGAGCTCACAGCCCTCTACAACGGAGGCGCGGGCCTCCCGTACTAATGGCGACTGGCTATCGCTCCACGACGAACTACCGGGCAAGCATCCCGTACCAGGGCGTCGTGTCCTCGGGCGGGACGGCTTCGTGGACCGGATCAACCTTGACGGTTTCTGTTTCCGGTTTCGGTGCAGGCGGTGCGTCGTCGGCAACGGCGTCGTGGACCGGAACAACGGTCTTGGTTTCCGTGTCCGGCTTCACGGCGGTTCCTGGCACCGTCGCCAGTTGGACAGGTTCAACGGTGACGGTCGGCGTCAGTGGGTTCGGTGTCACCAACGACGGGACTGCCGATTGGTCAGGGTCCACGGTCACGGTCCAGGTCAAGGGCTTTGCCTTCCGGCAGGTTGTCCCTCGCAAATGCCTGACGAGCGGGGCGCGTCAGGCGCTCAATCACGGCCTGGCCGATCTTGTTGGGCAGCTTTGTACCGAGTTCACCGTTGAGGGTTACGGGTCCTTTGTCGGCCTCTGTCCTGAAGTCATCGACCGCAACCAGGTAGGCGAAGGCGGTTTCCTGCCGGAAGCCGACGGGGTTCTAACTGTGCAGTTGTCCGAGTTTGCCAGGGTGAATTTGAAGCCTTGGGTCGGCATGCGCCTTGAGATTCACGGCCGCGTAATGATTGTCACTTCGCGCAGCTACAACGAACACCGCTGGGCCCTTTCCCTTGAGCAAGCAATGCCAATGGAGCCGGACCTACCCACCTTTGATGCGAGCATCTATCACATGGGATGAGCCTCCTTCTGAAAACCGAAAGAGCGTTCTCCCTCTGGCTTCGGGGACAGACGGGGCAGCTTATCACCGGGACGGGAACCTACGTGGAGACGGACAAGGGAATCCGCATCCGGCTTTACAGCGGCTCGCAATTCTCGTTTCTCGCGCTCCGGGGACAGGACGAAGTCGAGCGCATTGCACCGTGCGTTGTGTGCTACTGCGCGAGCGGGCTGAAGACGGAGGTCTGCACAACGACAGCAATTGTTGACGTCGAGATAACCCTTTATTTCCCGGCTGATAAGGACATGGCGCAGATAATCACCTTGAGCGGTTTTGAGTATGCCGCGGAGAAGCTGGGTGAAGCCCTTCTGCGGGAAGACCTCATTGAGCGCATCAATGAAATCACGCAACCGGAAATGCCTGAATTTACCCTCCTGCACGGGGTAGGGAACTGGGCAGAGGAAAGCGGTTGGGAAGGGCGCCTGCGAACGTACACCTATCGGCGGCAGTATCAGGCCGCGCCGGTAAACCTTCGTCCGACGCCACTGTGAGCCAGGCGCTTTACGAGTATGACATGGATGACGCCGGCAACATTACCGGCGTGCGGATGACCGACCGGGGGCGGCGGATTCTCAAAGCCTCAAAGCCGCCCAGGAAAGCTATCAGGGTTCGCGTTGGCCGATTCATCCCGCGGGAAGGTGCGGGGCCTCGCCCCGGAAAGGCCGGGGCCGGGCAACAGGCCGTTGCGCATATCAAGCGGCGGCGGGCTTTCCAGCGGTCCCTGGCAGCCGGTGCTGCCGGCAGGGCCGGGCGGCGAAACTGGCAGCGGCTCCGTCGCCGGCCGCGGCCGCGGGTTTCAGTGCCGGCCCTGAACCGGCTGCGCATTCCTGGGGTCTTCGGGATTGCCATTGCCGTTGTGGCGGAAGGGGCAATTCTCGCGGACCGCATCTTGACGATGGTTTCTGCTGGCGGCGGCATGCGTCCACCTGGTCCTCCTGTTCCTCCCTCCGTCGTCTCCGGTTTCATTGATGACGCCGGGGATTTCCTCCGTCGGTACGGCGCCGAACGCATGATGGAAATGATGGAGAATGCCGTGCAGGCCGCGGCAAATCCACCTGTCCCAACGATTGCCGTCGATCACCAGGCGTTCGCGGATGACCTGAAGAATTTCCGGTCCGGCCTGGACGCAACGTTGGTGACGCTTCTTCGCCAGCAGACAGCCCAGGTGCTCCGTCGTTGCGTCGAATACACCCCGCCCTATTCCGGCAGCCGGCAATCAAAGATGCAGGACCGACCCGGCGCCTATGGTGGGACCGCCAGGAGGCGCGGGGAGCGTGCCGCGGAACGTGACATCAGGCGCGTGTTCGTTCCGGTCAATAAGCTTTGGGCCTTCATGCGGAACAAGGATTTCCAGAAAGCCGTCAGGAAGAATGACGCGGTTGCCATCCGCCTTATTCTGGGGCCGAAGTTCAATTTCCCCGTGGTTTCTCCCTACCCGCTTACTTCATTCCACATGAAGCAACGGGACCGGCGTGGCCGGGTCCGCAAGAAACCGGATCAACAACTCGTGACGCGGCCTGCCAACCTGGACCGATACGTTAAGCGCCGGAAACACATGGTCGGTTACGCCAAGAGCGGTTGGGCTGCGGCGGTGAAACTTTTCGGGATGGGCGAAAGAGGGGGCGGCCAGGCGCGGACCCTTCCCGGTTGGGTGTCAGAGCACAACGGCAAGGGGCGAGGCGTTGACGGAACGATGATGAGCCGGGACCCGATGAAAATGTGGACCGTTATTTCCAATGAAGTGCCTTACATCCAATACAAGGAGCGCGAAGTGCGGATTGTGAGCCGCGCCGTGGACGATCAAAGAAAAGCCTTTCGGAGCAACCTCAAGAGGATTCTCGACGCAGCCGGTGCAAAAAAGTAGGAGCCAACACTTATGACCACGTTCAATGGATTCGCAGACATCCGCGGCGTAGGCACCGCATGCACGGTTGCCGTCGGCGGTTACGCTTCGGTCTTCATGGATTCCGCGCCCGTGGCGCACCGGGCCACTGTGACGGAGCACGTCGGCGCCGATGGTTCAACGTGCTCGATTGTGCACAGCAACGAATACATTGAACTGACGATTGCGTTCCGGCCGGTGTCGTCGGTCAGCAAAACCGCTGCCGACGGATACGCGATGTTCTTGCCGAAAGGCAGCACGGTGGCCTTGACCGGCTTCAAGCCGGTAAAGATTGGCACGGAGGACATTCTTAATTCGTCCGACTGGATCTTGGTTGGGGATTCCACGGTGACGCTCAACGCCAATGACGCTGGCGTGGTTGACCTCACCATCCGCAATTACCTGGATCATGCAGACAGCCTGAAGACTCAAGTCCCAGCGGTGTGAAAATCCACGAGCAATGGATTGAGGCTTTATTGCCTGAGCCCGTCGAGTTGGGCGGGGTCCGGTTGCATCCTCTCACCTGCGGGCATGTTCTCCTCCTGGTCCGGCTGACGGGCTGGCAGCCGCTCGGGACTGTCTATGGATCCGGGGATATTCCGCTCGGGCTTTACGTTTGCAGCCGGCCCTGGCGCGAGGCTTGGGCCGGTGTCGGGAGTCGCCGCGCCAACCGGTTTCTCAGGTCCCTGGCGGGGCGGGTTTCCATCCCTGAAGTTGCGAGGGGCTGGCAGCAATACCTTGAGTCGGCCCTGGTCATCCCGAGGTTCCGGCGCAAGCAACGGGAGGGTGTGGGAGGCCAGGTGCCCGGTGCACCATTCCTTTTGCGCCTTCGTTACTTCGCCATGTCCGAACTGAATCAGGACGATGAGACGTTCAACGACCTCGGCTTTGCTGATCTTGTGTGGTTGTGGCTCGTGAGAGCCGAAGACTTGGGAGAAATCCGTCTACAGGATGACGCCGAAGCGGCGTTCATGGAATGGGCCGACGAACAGGACCGATTGAGAAGGGAAGAAAGCAATGGCCATCGCGAGCCTATGGGCACAGCTCGGGCTTGATATTGCCGGGTTCAAGGCTGGCCTGGCTCAGTCCGCCAGCTTGAGCCAGCAATTCGGCAAGAAGGTTGCCGGCGACATGAGGAACGCCTTTTTCGGCGCCATGTCTCCGAAGCGATGGTTTTCCGAGGTGTCCGCGGCGGCGGCCGGGGCGGCGAGTCAGCTTGCCTCGGCAACGCAGGACGCGGCGGGAATGCCCGCGGCAATGGACATCCCGCTTGATGACCTCACCCGGCTTGAGACGGTGTCCCAGCAAATCAATGCGTCCCTTGAGGACATGGTGGCCTTGTGGAAAAGCAACACTTCGGTTGCCAAGGAATTCAGGGACACCATCAAGACCTTGCGGCCGATTGGTCCGAGCGGGACATGGGGAGATGTCGGCCGCGGTTGGCAGGGAGCAAAAACACTTGGCGGTGATTTGTTCAGTCGTCTCCTTGGGTTGAGCACATGGGGCAATGTGTCCCTGAATGCAATCAGGGCTTTCGGGGCGGGGATTCGGGCCCGTGAGGACGCGGCAAAGCGTGCGATGGGGATTGCCGGGAGCCCCAAGCTTGGGCCCGGTAATGAAGAAGGAGAACAGGACTGGATGCTTCTCAATTATCAAAGGTGGATTGATATGATGCGGGGCCCTGTCTTCGGGCCAGGTAACGCCGCGGGATTTCAAGAGCTCATAGGTATTCGCGAACAACGCCGCACGAATGCCTTTTCATTAGGCCGCCCCGACCAGGGCTCACTCTCGGGCATCGGTGGATTCACTTCCGCTGCCGGAATTCTCGCACGCACCGAAGCCAAGACGCAGACCGAATTCTTAAAACTGATTGAGGAACATACCAAGGAGACTGCCGCACTCCACCGCATGCAGGCAGCGGAAGCGGTACTTGAGTAAGTCTTATGCCTTCACTAGCCTGGAATGGTAGCGACCTCTGCAAGCTCTCGGGTCAGTCTAACTTTGACCCGACCCTGGGTTGGACCTTTGCCGAAGAATGGGTTGGAACCGAGGCGGCCGTTGACGCGTTTCTTGAGACAATTGACCCATCGGTGCGGATTACGCGTACGGTCCGAGACGGCCAGCACTACGTCACCCTGCAAACGGTCACACCGGAATCAGGCGGGGTTACTGAGGTGCCCGTGGATTCCTACGAGATGTCCACCGAATACGAGACGGTGGATGTCTGGGGCAATCCGAAGATCCAGGCCGGCACGCTCCTCAATCAAACGACGCAGATTCGGCAGCACGAAGACTGCGTTGCGAAGTTCCGGCGCTTCTGTGAAACGCGGCTCCGTGACCTCTACAACGGGTATGCAACGGTTGATGTTGAGGCTTCGGGAAGTGCCACCGTCACGGAAGGAAAGGGGCCGACACCATTAGAGAAGACCGGACTTTACCTTCCAGGGACCACGACCGTCAACCCGACGGCTGCCGCAGATTTCAATTATGGTGATGCCAATGCCAACGCGAGGGTTAACAACCTGGTCCGTTACTATTGGATGATGACGATGGGCACGACCCGCTGGCCCGTCAGGCAGATTACGTTGAGCCGGCGCCGCACCTGTTCACCCAACTATGCGGCGCAGCATGTCGCCGATGGGGTCGAATACATCTACACGCGAAGCGCCCTCATTTACTATTTCAACATACCCAATGGGCCCGGGGAAATCGGACAACGCCTGCCGCTCAATCCGACCAACAACGCCCCCTACACGCAATGGGCCTGGAAGATTCGGCGGCAGGATACTCAACAGCTTCCTCGCACCGGTCGAGTTGAGGAGTTGATTGATTGGGTTTTTGCGGCGTGGACCCTCGAAATGTACGAGCTAATTGATTACGTGCCATGATTCAACTCCCCCAACGCCTGCCGGAAACCGGCCGCAACGCGGCCCTGTATCGGCGCATCAATCTGTTGATTGATTACGTGCGTTCAATCACGCCGTCGCAGTCGAACCGGATGCGGGTGGCGCATTGGGGAACGGGCATGCAATTCGAGGCACGGCCCACCGCGGAAGCCTCCGGCCGCAAGGGTGAGTCAACGTGGCTATAGCCTATGTCAACCCGGGTTCTGCTATCACGGCGGCGGACATGAACGCTGTCGCGGATTCATTTGATTCCGCCCTGACCGCGCTTTTTCAAGGTCGGTCCCCGCTCCTTTTTCTGAACCTTGCAACGTGGCGCGCGTCGCGCCTGGCCGGGCTCATGTTCCTTTTTGGGACGCAGGCAAACCGCAAGATTCTTCCCGGTGAAGTGTCCCACAACCAGGCGACATTCGACACCCTGGCCGCAACCTCCGCGCTTTGGGAAGGGGCAGAGAGCGAGATTTACGACCACGCGCTCAAGCAGGTTACATTAAGCGGGGCGGTTGCGACCTATGCTTTTGATAAATCCCTGAAAGCGCAGAAACGGTCCGTGACGAATCCGCAAGGGAGCCCCGAAGATTACTGGATTCGGACTTTCCTTAGCACGGGTGGGAGCACCGGAGCAATCTGGTACTTTGAACACGTCCACGATCTTGCCGTTGCTGACGTTGTCTTTGAGGGGCAGACCGCCCGAGTCTTCACCTGGCCTACGGCGTGGAACAAATTCCAGTGCGTCCGGTTTCACAATCTGGACCCGAACCCGACGCCGCTTGTCGTTACTTTTGAGGAGACAGGACAGGCCTTCAACCTGAACCCTTGGGATTGCCTCGCGTACCGACGGAATCCGACCGGGCCGACATGGGAGCGGCAGGGCTTTCTTCTATTCCGAGCGCGAGGCTCTGACATTGCCAGGTTCGGAAACACGATGCCCTGGAATGACAAGGTCCGCGCTAATCCCGAGGCAAACCCCTGGCAAATCCTCGCCGACGCCGACGCGGCAAACAATGTCGCCAGCTTCGCCGCGGTCTTTTGGGCCCTTGAATGTTTCACCCCGACCGGCACGCCTTGGGAAATGAGGGATTCCCTGCCGGGTGGCGGGCTCTCAGACGCCTATGACCAGCGAACCGGCATCTGGCTGAAGCGTTCCGAGATGATGCCGGCGCCGCCTTCCTGTCCTCCGCTCGGAGACGCCGAGAATCCCGAGACGCCAGTGTGGCGGCTCCGGCATCACGGCGGGGAGGCAATCATCTGCCGGAGCAAGGACGGGGTCTTTACGAACACGGCCGTCAATCTCGACCTGGACGCCATGCAGGAAGCGGGCGGCGACCCTCTTTCTGGCCTCAAGCTGACCGTTCGCAGCAACGACCTTCTCCTTGAGGACATGAAGACACCGGTCCCCGATTTCACCGATGTCATTTGCTTGTCGTGTTCCCTGCGGGCCGGGCCTATTTACGTGCCACCAGGCGGGACTTCGGTTGATGACGGCGTTGTGTTGCCGAAGCCGGTCCTATACCGGGTCGCCAGTTCAACGGTAGAGGAGACGGCTTACGGCCGCGGGACCACAGTTAATCAGGACCACGTTTTCCTCGGGCCCGAAGGCAGCACGCCGGGCGGGGAATTCTGGCAGGCCTTCGGCGACACCGCCATTGCTGACGTGGACGCTTACGGGCCGGTTGAAAACACCTGGTCTGCCTTTCCCCTGGACGAAACCAGGTGGGACGGCCGGCGCCTGGCAAAGCTTCTTGCGGTCGATTTCCAGACGAGGACCGGCAACGGTTCACCGGGTTCCTCCCTGGCCGATCTTTGGGCCAGTCATTCGGTGAGCGTGGAGGAAACCAAGGCGCATTGGTTCCAGATAGGAGAGGTTCAGGTTGTGCCTCCCATTGGCGGCGTCTGGTTCCTGCCAGAGCGTCGGCGCCGCAAGTGGGAGGCGGCTGTGGATGACATCGTCTTTCAACCGATGATCCTTGCCGCCCGAGGCCAACCAACCGGCGCGGATTGGGCGGCAAAACCCACAACGCAGGCGCCCCTGTCCGGCATTGCACGATTCGAGAGCCCGCCGATACCGACCCGTCCGACCTTCGGCGTCCCGCTCTACATCTCCGAGGACATGCTGGACCTTCTCAAAGTGAAGGCTCTTGACCCTGCATGGTGGGCTGCGCACCGCACCGAAATTTACGCCGGCACCAGGCCGGCCGGGGAAAAGGTTCCCAACCTCGGCGTCGGGCTCATGTCCGAACATTTCAATATTCTTGCCGCCCGGCTGAACGCCATTTCGGAAGTTGTGCCTTTTAGTTTCTTTGATGCCCAATGGTACGGGACGCCGTTCCGCCCTGCATCGGTGGGAATCGAAGACGGTCCGCTTTTCCCCGGGGACTACTGCGCAACCGCCGAGCTCGGCAGCGAAACCAACGACCGCGCCGCGGACCTTGGGATAACCGTTCGGACCTTCGCCACCCGTTACCCGGAAATCGTCAGTTGGGAGGACACGGCAGTTGAGTCTACAACCGGCACCGTTGCGGCGCCTGTCGTCTACACGGCCTTCCTCTCGCATAACCTCCTGAATGACCTCTGCCTTTACTGGCGGCCGGACCGGGAACTTTCTCAGAGCAACATTGCCGTTGTGATTCCCGAGGTTTCAAGCATGCCGCCGCCCTGGTTCCAGGGAAACCTGGTGTCGGGCAACCCGGCCCTTCGCTGGTGGGGCATCAACAACGCCGAGGCTGTCCTGCCGGATTTCCGCTGGGTGACAATCGGCGATGTTCAGGTCAAGGCCGCTAGCCTCGGGATTCCATTCCGGTTCTTTCGCCTGGCCCGCGGTCATAAGTTCATCAAGGTCCGGCCTCCGTTGCGGACAGCAAATTTGATTGGCTGGGGTGGGCTCGGCAACCGCACTCAGATTGCGATGGTGCCCGACTCATCCTCCACGCCGGATTTTATTATGATTGCCGGCGTCACGAGTTGGTTTGCGCCAAGCGGAGTTTTCAGGGTTGCCGCATGGCGGCCTATGCCTGAACCCGTTTTTGTTGATGAGGCCTCGGAATGGCTCGGGCAACTTGACCAGGGCGTTGCCCGCACCAACGACGTTCAAACAGACACCCTGCCCTTTGACCGTCGGGTGCGCACGACTTTCTCTCAATTCGGCGACAACTCGACGCATCAAAACTCCGATTGGCTTACGGAAAATTGGTGGCAGAACGGGAGCGCATATTGGGAGGCGCCGCGGCTTCACCTGTTCCGTGCCGACACGACCGGAGCGCCTCCAGGCTGGACCCTGCCCGCACACCGCCTCGGGATTTTCCCAACGCCAGCCTGTCAGTGGGGCGCAACCGATATTGAAGCGCATTCCGCGAAACCTCTTAATGGCACATGGGCGGATATTGCGTCTTTGGGAACAACGGCCGACCCGAGCGCACTTTATTCCCTCTTGGGCGGGACCGGGTGGGATGGCAACGGCGGGTTCGTCGTGATGCTTTGGCCGGCCGGGGTGAAACCAGGATGATGAAAAAGTGCCTACTCATTCTGGTGCTGCTTGGCGCCCTGGCCGGCTGTGTTTTTGTTGGGCGCAACGCCACCTATCACCGGAGCGACGTTGTGAACCAGGATGGTTCAAACCGGGTCGGCCAGGTCCAATTACAGCCATGAGCGAACCTCTTGCACCGACCCCGCCGAAGCTTCCGAGCCTGACGCGCACAGGAAATTTCACGCTGACCCCGTCTCGACGGCTGCGCTCCGAGTTTGTTCGTCTCGAAAACCCCATTCCACCGCCGACCCGCATCGTTGAACCGTTCGAGACGGAACCAATCTGCGAAGGCGAGCGGGTCATTGACCAGCCCATTGCCTCGGCGTTGTACCCCGAGGACATGTTTCTCCTCGATCACCTCGAGCGGGGCACGCGCCAGACGAGCCTCGAGGCGATCCGCGATTTCTGCGAGCCGGTCATCCTTCCGAGTATTGAACGCAAGACCCTGACCTTCATCCTCACGAGCGAAGGGTGGATGGCCCGCTTTGAAGGGGACACCCCGAAGTCCGTCACCATCACCTTCAGCAACGGCGCCGAGGAATGGCACGTCCTGGCGCCGGTGCGCCGGGTGGGTGGTGAATACTTCGTCTTTATCTCGAGTACCGTCACCCTCCCTACCTTCGTCTACGCCGACACGATCCGATGAAAATTCACCTGACCGAGATTCTTCAGATTGGCAACTCCATGAAGGCCATCGAGGGCGCGGGCCTCCGACTTTCGCCGGCCGACCAGGTCCGCTGGGCCGTGGCCCGCAAGCGCCTCAACGAGTTTATCGACCCTTACATTGAGAACGTCCGCGCCGAATTCGCCAAGGGTGAGGAGAAAACCGAGAAGGCGTGGATCGCCGCGGAGACCCGGGTTCGTGCCCAGGTCAACGGTGACGAGTTCGAAGTGTCCCTGCCGGAACCGATCAAGCTTGAAGCGGTCAAGGAGTTGTCCTGTCAGAAGCCGGAACAGTTCGATGCGCTCGTTATCCTGGTGGGTCCGATCTTTGCGGACATCCCGAAATCCTCCGAAGGGTCGCCATGAACCTAGACCTTCTCCACGACGTCCACCTACACCGGAACCGGCTCCTACGGTCCGGCGCGCAACTTCTCTCGACGCCGCCGGGCGACCCGGTCCTGGGTGAATTCCTTTTCGCCGCTTCCGGTGCCGCGGTCGGCCCGCTCCATTGGCTCCTCTATGACGGCGTGTCTGGTCAGGGCTCGCCGGCAAGTACCTGGTCAATTCTTGCGGGTCTCAACCGCAACGAGACGGCCTCGGGCCTCTGGACGTGGAACCCACCCAACCGCGGTGCCGGAACCGGTGATGGCGAGAAAGCGCCCTTTGCGCTCGGGAGCAACTGCGCCTTCGATTCCTCCGGTCGTCTCCGCAACTGGGTTCAGAACCTCAATGCCGACCTGGTCGATGGCCGGCACGTCCTCGAATACGTCGGCACTTCGGCGCCATCCGCAGGATTTATCCCTGTTTACGGCGGCACGGGCCAACTGGCCGTCGCCGATCCCGTTAACGATTACGATGCCATTAACCGGAAGACCTGGCAGGCAGGTCTTTCCGGCCTCGTGGTTCTATCGCCGTGCCGGGTGGCATCCACGGCGCGCTTTGCCGGAACCCGGAGCGGCAACGTTATCACCGCCAGCGCCAACGGCGCCCTGGTGGTGGATGGCGTTACTGTTGCCGTGAATGATCGAGTGCTGCTCAAGGACCAGCAGACGGGAGGCACCGCCATCGACAACGGCGTGTTCACGGTCACCGCCACTGGTTCAGCCGGCGCGGCCGCGGTCCTCACCCGGGCATCTGATGCGGACCAGACCGGCGAGCTCACGGTGGGCGCTCTTGTCTACATCGAAGCGGGAACGACGAACCGGGCAACCCAATGGTCCTGCCAGCACGCGGCGGGTGAAACCGGGAACGCCATCGACATCAATGTTCAGCAGCAGATCTGGACAAAGACCTTCCAGCAATCGGCCTACACCGCAGGCCGGGGCATGGTCCTCAACGGCCTCGAATTCAACTTCAGCCAGAATGCCGATTACACGGTGGGCTCGTTGTTCTGGGCCAATGCAGCGAGGACCGTGACCCCGCTGGTGCCGCCGCCTTCGGCGATCAACCAGTTTCTCACCTACAACCAGACGACGACCCGGCCTGAGTGGACGTCCATCACCATCAGCGCCATTTCGAACTGGCCCAACCCGATCCTGCCAGGCACGCCGCGGACGGCCTACTACCATGCCCGGTTCGATACCGACACGGCGAAGATTGTAGACAGTTATTTGATGGACGACACGACGGCCGGCATCACGAGCGTCGTCGCGCCCCTTAACTCGATTGCCTCGGCAACGGTGGGTCTGGGCTCTGACACGAAGCCTTGGGCCTCTGTCTGGTCAAAGGTGCTGCGGCTGGCTCCGGTCGGCGGCACTGGTTCAATTGGCGGTCTCCTGGGAACACAGGACATTGTCACCGACCCCAACGCCAATCATCGGCAGGTTGTCGGGTGGCCAGCGCCCACCATCAAGGCCTGGCTCGGGATCACGAGTACGGACGTGGGCGCCGTGCCCACCTCGCGGCAACTGACCATCGCCGGCACCGCTGGCCAGATTAACGTATCGACGCAGGCCACATGGGATCTTTCAGACAACCGCACTTGGACCCTCTCCCTTGACCTCACGACCCTGGACACCCATTGGGTCACGTTGCACACGGACCAGGCGCTTTCGGGAACCAAGGCCTGGTACAGTGTGGCTGGTGACGCCGCCGAGGTGATGGTGTCAATGGGGCTGGGCAGCACCGCAGAGCCGGGCCTGAAAATCCTTGCGGGCGGCGCCCTGCTTCTCGGGGACGGTGTATCACCGGCCGCGGCGCGGATTGATTTTGCGAGCAACCGCCTTCGCATTTCAGGCAAGGACCTTGAGATTGCTTCAACCGCCGTCGTCTGGCTCAAGAGTGCGGTGACGGGTGCCGGCACGCCGCAAACCCTCCTGGGGCTGACGACAGATGACCGGGTCCAGAAAGTAACGGCCGCCGATCTTACGGCTTTTATTGGAGCGCCTGCACTGGCGGTTGGTGCGGTA